CATTCCTTTTATGGATCGCGAATCAGCATAGATTGGAGGAAATTTACATGACAAACCCTTTCGAGAATTACCCAGCATATCTCAAAGTTCAAGACATCATGGAAGCCACTCAGTACGGTATGACTTTTACCTACGAACTTATTAACCGGATTGATAAAGAAATTCCTGGTTCGGTAGTACGAGGCGCTCGCAGAGGTGTTCGGGTTCATCGTGATTCATTCTTCCTTTGGTTCGTAAAAAGGTCGGGAATGAAGACTTCTGAAATGCAAGGTACTGGATCATGAAGCTAACCAAAAAGAAAGCAACGGAATTTTTCAAATCATTTATCGGAAATGCCAATGGCATGGAATTGGACCCGTACTCAGTTTCCCCTTCATATGTAATAAAAGTTGGATTGTTGCGTTACGAAATTTGGGTCATTGATGGGCGTATCGCTTGCAACTTGATTATTGGCGCTCAGTCAATCGGCATTTACTTCTTCGATTTTGAGACCCTTAAACCAGACTGGGACTGGTACGAAAAAAGGAAAGCCCACCCATAGGGTAGGCCGGCAAGGGTGTGGGGTGCTGGGTACATCATCAGATTATCACCTTGATAACCCTCGCGTCCTCTCTAATTAAGAGAAGGAGGTGAGTAGAGGATGAATTTAGGTGTGATTGTTAAAGCGCTGCGGGTCAGAAAAGGCTGGAGTCAGGAGGAATTTGCAGAGCGTATCCACATGTCACGTAGCGCAATCGGCAAACTTGAGAACGATCAGCAGACATTGGATGTGCCCACTTTAATGCAGATGATCCAAGTTACAAATGAGCCGGCTGTTGCAGTTGCGATTATGTTGGGAATGGATGGTATCAGCATTATGCAAAACCTATTAAACGCTGTGGGGGTGGGATAAGAAATGGAAGAGTTGAGAAAGCACATCTGCGATCTGATCGCTGCTAGGAATCGTTTGCGGTTAGAAAGTGTGGATCAAGACACATTCGAAGCTGCTCAGTGGTGGTTGGAAAAAGAGTTGAATGAGGCTTACAGGGATATGGATGCTTTGCTCAGGCAAGGTGCGGCATAAAAAACGACCCTTTGGATTAGGCCCCAAAGAGTCGCGTTGCTACCAAAAATTATTTGATCTTATCTTATCACAATTAAAGGAGGACGACAATCAGTGGAGACTCCAACGAGATTGCAGGCACTAAGGTATGAAGTGTCTAGGCTGCGCGATGAAGTTATTGAGCTAAAGGCTCGTAACACCGCTCTTGAGAAAGAGAATACATTGCTCTCATTAATGGGACCGGAGGCGGTCGATAGGCTGCAGGTAAATGCGGGGAGGTTAAAACGTGCTGGGGCATAAATTGATTGGGCAGAAGAAGCCATTGGATTTAGTAGCTTACTGCGCTCACTCGTTTTGCAAGAAGCCGATTCACTTTACGGAACGCTGTTTGAAGATCGGCGATGACCACTACTGTAATGAGAAATGTTTTGTTGATTGGGCTGGAGCTCAAATCATTGAAGCTGGCACGGAGCAAGTAACTATTTAATTGGAGGAATCTAAATGAAAACACTGAAATTGCTTCGCTTAGCTCTCGATTACTTCAAGGGCGCGAAAAGCTTCGTGCTTGACGCGGAGGGTAAGGAAGTACGAGTTTACGGCACGAACGAAGCCGGTAAAACAACACTGTTCGATGCGTTCCTTTGGCTCTTCTTCCATAAAGATAGCCAGAACAAAGCGGACTTCGGAATCAAGACGCTGCAGAACGGAAAGCCGTTGCACAACATGGAACACTCCGTCGAAGGCTCATTTTTGATCGACGGCCGGCGCAGAACATTCAGGAAGGTCTTCAAGGAAGTATGGTCCAAGAAACGCGGATCGGTATCGACCGAGTTTAGCGGCCATACCACAGATTACTTCGTCGACGGCGTTCCGGTCTCAAAGAAGGAATACGACGAAGAGGTTAAGAGCATTGTCAGCGAGGACGTTTTCAAACTCCTGACCAATCCATTTTATTTCCATGAACACATGCACTGGAAAGACCGCTTGAAAGTGCTGCTTGAGGTCTGCGGCGATGTGTCGGACGCCGAAGTCATTGCAGGAACGACAAGTCTTCGTGGATTGGAACAAATCCTCGACGGTCGATCGATTGAGTCGCATCGGAAGATGGTTGGCGCTCGTCAGTCGAAGATCAACGACGAGTTGAAGGACATCCCGGTCCGGATCAGCGAAGCGAATCGCAGCATGCCAGAGCTTCCCGAAGGTGGCGCCCAATACTTCACCGATCGTATTGCAAGTCTTCGTGAACAAATCAGCGAGAAACAGGCCGAGATCGCACGGATCCAGTCCGGAGGCGAAGTGACGGTCAAACAGAACCGCATTCGTGAGATCGAAGGGGAATTACTGCAGCTTAAAAACCAACTCCAAGGCGATGTGCTTGAGACGGTCTCCGCTCGTCGAGGAACGGTATCCCGCATTCAACGGCTGATCGAAGATCATCGGCTCGATATCGATACGAAAAAGAGCCGGATCGGGCGGAACGAAAGAACAATTCAGCAACTTGAGTCGGATCGCAAACATTTGCGGGATCGGTACAATGTTCGGAACGCTGAAGTATTACAATCGCATAATCACGATGAATCGTGCTCTGCATGCGGACAAGCATTACCGGCTGAAAAGATTGCCGAGGCGCACAGGAAGGCTGAGGAGGCATTCAATCTCTCCAGGTCTCGTGATCTTGAAGCGATCCAGACCAAGGGCTTTTCCGCGAAAAACGAATCCGAAAAGCTTCAGGCAGAAAATGAGCAATTGGAGAGCGAGTTGGACGGACTCTATACCCGCATCGAAACCGAGCGCACCTCTCTGGAAGCAGCGAAATCCTTGTTAGTTGAAGCAGAAGCACAGGTTACAGATGTAGAATCACATCCGGATTACATCGCCAAGCGTTCGGAGATCGCCGTAATCAAAACGGAAATTGAAACTCTTCACCAAAGCACCTCGCAGGCGGTTGCGTCCGTCAGAAAGGAAATCATAGAACTCCAGAGCAGTATTGGCGAGTTGGAACGCGAACACGCAAAATTCTATCTCACTGAATCCATCCAGAAACGAATTGCGGAACTGGAGCAACAGGAGAAAGACTTGGCGGCAGAATACGAACGCCTTGCCCACGAGTTGTACCTGACGGAAGAGTTTACCCGAGCCAAAACGGCCATGATGGAAGATCGCATCAATAGCAAATTCAAGCTTGCGCGGTTCAAACTGTTCAAGGATCAGATCAACGGCGGCTTGGAAGATACGTGTGTCGCTACTTATAAAGGTGTTCCGTTCGATGCCGGGCTTAACAACGCCGCACAAATCAATGTCGGTCTGGATATCATCAATACGCTTTCGGAGCATTACGGCGTTTCTGTCCCAATCTTCATCGACAATGCAGAGTCGGTGGTTGAGTTAATTGAAACGGTTGGCCAGAAAGTTAGCCTGATTGTCAGTGAGAAGGACAAGAAGCTTCGCGTCGAGACGATGGGCGAATCTATGAAGGAGGCGGTTTAATTGACAACATTTTCAACCGGACTTGTTAAGGTCACGGAAACATATGCGCCGATGATTGAGCGGCAGCTCAGTGGCAATGGCGTCCATTTGGACCCTTATGGTAAACAATGCGTTGTTAATGCAATTTCTGCGATCAATACCGTTCTCGACTCCAAGGGACTCACTTGGAACGACGAACAACTTGATCGGAACAATGTGACACAAATCCTTATGAACGTCGCGGCGCTCAAGCTGAATGCCGCTGCAAGCCCCCGAGAAGTATACTTTGTTCTTCGCAACAGTTCGATTACAACAGGGTTCGGAGAAACAAAAAAACGGTTTGGAGAAAGCAAATCGAAATGGGCATCGAAGGCGATGGGAACGATGCCATTCTGAATAACTTCGGACGAAACGTGAAGCAAGTCCGGCCGTACTGGCTTGTTCGTGATGGTGACGGGTTTGAATATCCTTCCTTCAATGGCCTTGAAATGTCGCCTCCAAAATGGATGCCGAAGGGTCAAGGTGAAGTAGTTAGAATCGTTTACCCCATCATCTTTAAGGATGACAGCATCCAGTACTTCATTGGCGAACGCGATGACGTCACGAAGAACCTCATCGCCCACATCAACAACAACATGATGAACGAGACATTTGGTTTGTTGCCGGCAGGCAAGCAAAAGAACGACGCAACTACAGACCAGAAGAAGAAGATCGCCGAGAAGAAAGCGGAGGTCTTGAAGAAGGCGAAAGAAGCCGGTCTTGGCGCTCTAGACGATCCAGAATTACAACAATACATCAGCCCGGCATGGTCCGAGTTCCACAGTCGCGAACAAATGCTTATTCGGAAGATGCGGAACAACATCGTCAAAAAAATACCTAAGGACTTCGGCAGCGCGTTCGTCGAGATATTGCATAACAGTGTGGCCGATGAGACGTATGCTTCAGTGCAGCGCGAAATCGCGGATAACGCGAATAGTGAACCGATCGACATAAAGGCCGAAGTTCGTCAGGATGAGCCGGAACCGCCAAAGGAAGCGGAAGAACCAATGAAGTCTGATGGCCCGCCTCCGATTAATGAACAGAACGTAAAGAATCCGGTTCAAGGCAACTTGTACGAAGAGTTTGACCAACACTTGGCCAGCGTAGGCGCTTCGGACGATCCGGGTTTCTGATGGTTACAATTCAATCCTTTGGATCCAGCAGCGCGGGAAACTGCTACCACATCACGGACGGAAAGACGGAATTACTATTAGAAGCCGGTATCCGGTTCACAGACATCCGCAAGGCGCTTGAATTTCGCGTCACCCGCCTTGCGGGGTGTCTCATCACTCATAATCATGGCGACCATATCAAAGCGGCTGCAGACCTCGCAAAGGCAGGCGTCAATATCTACTCTGCTCAAGGTACATTTGATGCCGCTAAGCTATCAGGACATCGATTCAAACCCGTAAAGTCCATGGAGCAATTTGAAGTCGGTACTTGGGCGATAATGCCTTTCCCGGTAGAGCACGACGCAGAAGAACCATGCGGCTATCTTCTAGCCAATCAGGACGGCGACAAGCTGGCATTCCTGACTGACACCTACTATTGCCGTTATACCTTTTCGGGACTTACTCACTTAATGCTAGAGTGCAACTACTCTCTTAAAATACTGGACGCTAATATCGCATCCGGTAGAGTTCATCCAGCAATGCGCTCGCGGCTCCTACGCTCTCATTTTAGCCTAGAGAACGTCAAAGACTTCCTTAGGGCCAATGATCTCTCAAAGCTTCAAGAGGTTCATTTGCTCCACTTGAGCGACAGTAACAGTGATGAAGCTCTCTTTAAGAGGGAAGTGCAAATGATTACTGGAAAGCCAACCTATGTATGTGGGAGATGAGGAAATGAAACATGGGAAACGACCTACAAGAAAGCAGAAACAGGTCATCGAAGCGGCTGGTTGGAATATTCACAATTGGTTGGTTAGTAAGGCAGAGACTAAGCAGTTGCTCATAGTCCACCGCTATTCCGGCAAGACGAGAGAAATCCCATTGTGACAGCAGTCCAGTACCCAGATGAGTTCGGACGACCGCTAACGGTCTTCGGAGTCGGAGACAGCATCTGGAAGCTTCACAAGACGGACAAGGAAACATTCAAGCAGCGTATGGAGGGCTATGTTGCCCTCTGTATGCCCGGATATAAGATCGTAAAGCTAGTTTATCCAAACGTGCATTTGCAAGATGAGAGACTTCCGAAAGGGTGACTTTAATGATTGATAATATTACTGTTTTAGACTTCGAAACAAGTGGCCTAAATCCAGAAAAGGATCAAGTAATTGAAATGGCTGCTATTCGTGTAAGAGGAGGGAAAGTGGTCGGCGAGTTCAGCACACTTGTTCACTTTCCCGGCAATCTGTCGCAAAAAATCACGGATATTACCGGTATTAAGCAATCTGATTTAGCCGCAGCCTTCGAAGTAGAAACGGCATTCCGCATCATGAATAAATTCATCGAAAACAGCATCCTAGTTGCTCATAATGCTGCTTTCGACCTCGCTTTCTTACATTTCAATTTAATGAAATTCGCTGGCCGTACATTTGATAATACATTTATCGATAGTTGCACTATCGCCCGTGAACGATTCACATACCCACATAAGCTTGATGTGATGTGTGAGCGGTTTGGAATTAAGTTAGAAGGTGCTCACCGCGCCCTAAATGACGTATACGGCTGCTGGGAACTGCTTAAGGCAATGCATGCGGAATCTCCAGTTGATGAATTCCTAAACAAGCTTGGATATGTCCGAAAGTACGGCGCTCCTGATTGGACACCACCCCATGCAAACGTCTATCCGATTGATTTGAGATTTGAAGACGCAGGTTGATCCACATGCCGATCGGTGACTTCAATCCCGTTCCAAAGCAATCGTTCAGGCGTGGAAAGCCATCACAGCGTCAGCGCAGTGAGTTACCTCCTAAAGAGGTTAAGCGACTCTATGAGCGATCTGGCGGCGTGTGTGAGAAATGCGACAGCGCTAGGGTAACTGGTAAAGCTCATGTTGAGCGGCGATGGCGCTCGGAACGGATCCCAACAGCAGAGGATTTCATTCACCTTTGTACACCTTGTCATGAATGGGCTGATTCGGGTCTGGTTGGCCGGAAGTGGTTGATTGCTAAACAGAAAGAAAAAAGAGCGAAGCAATAAAGGAGAGGTTCGTTGTGAGAGGGGTGTATGCATGCATGGCAATAACATAGAACCATCCCTCGATCGCCTCCTTGATCAGTACGAGGACATCGGCGGACCAGAGATTTATGGTCCGGAAGGAACGGCGATCCTGCTAGCGGTTTGGCGGAAATCAAAAAAACTCGGTTGGAAAGAATCGTTCCAAATGACGAATACGGAGCTCAGTTTTCAAACAGGAATTAAGAGCAGAGCAACAATTAATCTTCACCGAGGAAAACTTGCTGAGGATGGGGTGATCGAGTACATAGCCCCTCCGCGAGGATCATCAAGGGGAGAGTATTCCGTTTTATTCAACCTTATTGGAGATAAAAAAGCTGTTCATAAATTGAACCACTTGGATAGCAACTATGACGAACATGTTCAAAATATGAACCACTTTACAACTGAAAACGCTGAACCTGTCCATAATTTGAACCACTTGGCGGACACTGTATTAAAAGATTTAGATCTTACTATTACTACTACCTCTACTAAGCCGCCAATCATTCAATTAATCGAAGCTTACTGCAATCTTCACAAAAAAATAGAATTTCATCTGAAAGACAAGGAACGAACTCTCATGTTCGAAATGATCGGAGAGGGGATTCCTGTCTCGCTCATCATTGAGACAATGCAGGCGGTTTACAAAGAACGGAGCGCTGAGACGAATATAACATCCTTCTTGTATTACAAAAGCGTTATTTATCAGGCTTGGGAAACGGCAAAAGCCATAACCGAGGGAGTGCTAACCTCCACGGTCGCCCTTGGTGAAGATTCCATAACTAGCAGGGTGCCAGCCCCTGTAGTCGTCATTGGAACGCCGCGAAGAACAAGGCCGCAACAAGAACTTGATGAACTACGGAGAAAGCGAGAGGAGGCACGCAGACGTGACCAGGGATGATGTTTACGAAATCTTTGAGGAAATAAAACTAGAATATCATTTCTTCGACGTGAGTGAAGAAAACGTTGATCGCCATTATAGATTTCTCAAGGATTTTCCTCTTGACGTTGCCTTGCGAAATGTTGAGGAATACATCAAGTCAGATAGCAAAAAGCATCCAGGCATCGCCGACATCCGGGGCCGCCTCGGTGATCAGCTTGACAGCCAGCGCAGCAAGGAAGAAACAGCATCCTACTTCGCCAAGCTCGAAGCCTCGCGACTTTGTAATGTACCACCTCCGGACGGCTATTGGGAACATGTAAAAAAGTTGATTCGGGGTGAGAAGGTTGAGTGATATTTATGAATGGCTCGGAATCGCTCCGCCAAGTGATCTAGAAGCTGAGCAAGCTGTAATCGGAGCGATCCTACTGGAGGCAGAAGCGATCGATGTTGTTCGTGAAACGCTCCAAGGCGGGGAATTTTTAGACGGAGCAAACAAGCGGATATTCCGGGCAATGGTGAAGGTTGTTGAATCCGGTGATCCACTGGACCTTGTATCTCTCGCATCAAGTTTGAAAGATAGCAAGGAAATAGATTCTATTGGCGGCATCATGCATTTATCGAGACTGGCTAATTCCGTCCCGACAGCGGCTAATGTGGGTTACTACGCTGACCGAGTCATGGAGGTATTCTTGCGCCGCGAGGCAATTGAAACGGCTGCTGAAGTTCTTAAGCAATCAGTACGAGAAAAGGACACCAATGCCTTTATCTCTCTTGCCGAAGCAGCTGTAAGCAAACTCTCAGATCAGGCTACACCTGCACAGGAATTCAAAGTTATCAAGAACGTGCTAATGGATGTGTGGGAACAAAATGAAATCAAGTACGCGAACAAAGATAACTTCCGTGGCGTTACTGGGATTTCATCAGGTTATGACGATTTAGATAGATTGACAGCAGGATTTCAGAAAAATGACTTGATTATTGTGGCAGCTCGTCCGTCCGTAGGTAAAACAGCCTTTGCACTTAACATCGCCCAGAACGTAGCCGTGAGATTGGATGAAACCATTGCTATTTTCAGCCTAGAGATGTCAGCTAGTCAACTTGTAGGCCGGATGCTAACGGCGCAAAGCAATGTAGATGCAGGCCGAATGAGAACGGGACATTTTGAGGGTGACGATTGGGAAAAGATGAGCATGGCAGTCGGCGAATTGTCGGACGCGAACATCTTCATCGACGACACCCCGGGAATCACAGTCAACGAGATCCGTTCCAAATGCCGCCGCCTCAAGAAAGAAAAAGGTCTTGGAATGATCCTGATCGATTATCTCCAGCTCATTCAGGGCAGTGGCCGCCGCGGCGCGAATCGCCAGGAGGAAGTGTCGCAGATATCCCGGACACTGAAACAGATCGCTCGGGAGTTAGAAGTACCCGTTATAGCACTCTCACAACTCTCTCGTGGCGTAGAACAGCGACAGGACAAGCGCCCAATGATGTCAGACCTTCGGGAGTCTGGAGCTATCGAGCAAGATGCTGACATTGTAGCGTTCCTTTATCGGGACGACTACTACGATAAGGAATCCGAGAAGAAAAACATCATAGAAATCATAATTTCAAAGCAGCGTAACGGTCCGGTCGGCACAGTCGAATTGGCATTCCTGAAGAACTTCAACAAATTTGTTAGCCTAGATCGATCGCACGGAGAGGCTTACAGCAATCCGCAGCCGGCAAGCCGGGGTCCAAATATGGAAGCGAGGTATGGGGCATGAGACTCGATCCGCTCTTCCAGACGAGACATAAATATCTGGTCATCGTTGATGGCGAAGTGATTGGGGAAGTCTACACGCTACCTGAACGGATGTCGGAATGGAAGGGGAAAGAGTATGAGAATCTCGGAAGAAGAGTTCCGGCGATTAACCGGACAGGAGCCAGAGAAAAAGCCCAACAAAATGAGGAACATCCGAACCGTCGTAGAAGGTATCAAATTCGATAGTCAAGCCGAAGCAAACAGATACTGTGAACTTCTGGTGCTGCAGCGTGTAGGCATTGTGAAAGAAATCAAGCTTCAACCGCGCTATCTTCTTCAAGAGGCTTTTGAGAAGGACGGTATGAAGTATCGGAAGCTTGAATATGTTGCTGATTTCCTAGTTACGTACCAGGACGGCCGTCAGGAAATCGAAGATGTGAAAGGACGAAAGACCCGGACTTATATCGATAAGAGAAAGCTTTTTGAAAGGAAGTACCCGCATTTGAAAATCATTGAGGTAAAAGTGTGATCCCCATCTTAGATCAATTGAAAGAATTAAAAGAAGGCGAAGAAACAGTAATCATCGTACATGGTCAGCCGTTTGTGGTATCCCGGGCGACTGATGACGACATTGAACGGATCGAGAAAGGTTACTTTTGCCTAGATTGAGGTGATTGTATGAACTGGAAACTCGCTAATAGAGCCCAACTCTGCGAGATCGCTTATAGCGATAACGAAGCTCCATTGAAACATAGGATTGCGGCAGCGGACGAGCTCAAGCATAGAAATCGGAAGATTCCCAATATTCTGACTCAATATAAACGCAAGGCGGTGTATCCAAGATGAACAGTTTAGTAACGGAATATCGAATCGCACCAGGATCGCAGACAACAGTGGGTGTTGATCTCGGAAAACCAATTAGAACCTATAAACCGGAATCACTGGTCCAGAAGGGTTGCAAGGATATTGTGATTATCTCGGAAACTAGAGTCAAGTCTATTGCGAAATCAGCCGCTAACGGAAACGATTTAAGGTTACACGGGAAGAATATCTGGAAATTACGTATCTCTGGAGTCAGCCGAGAGGAACTCGCAGAAAGAAATGGGATCTCAATCAGCACTCTTAGAAATCGTCTGAATGAATGGAACGTAGCAAAGGTCGACCAAGAAAAAGCAGCAATGGAGGCGTTGAAAAATGGCTAAAGACCAAACAAATAAAAAAGTGATAGAAGCTTTGAAGTCTATGCGTACCAATTTAGATTTTATGATCGTAGACTTGGGCGGCGAAACGTCACCTGATATCTATAACCCGGAGGACAAGGTTATGCATGCGAAAGATAGTTTTATGGATATTGCAATGATGTTGCGTGATGGTCGCATTGAAGAGGCATTCAAATATGCCGAAAAATCAGCAAAAGAATTGACCGCTTTCTTGAAAAAATGCAATTAGTCGCCGATTCTCCTTTCGGAGTCATCGTATATCACTTCGAGGGGGATAAGGTGATCTGGAGGCGACAGCACGGGATTGTCTCACGAAAGATGCCAGCAACCGACTTTTATCAGCTAATCAACAGTAAGCCGGTTGAGGTTTACAGAACTAAACTTAATGTGGATAAGCCATTTTACAAGTATAAAAACAAATATATTGAACCGCGTCATGTGTCTCTCGGATGTCCGGATGATGGTAATTTATATCTTCAAAACCCATCAACTAATTCGTGGACAAGCCGCTTTAATATTGCTTATCTCTTAACAGCTACGAGATCAGAATTAGAAACAGCTTATTTGAAAGAAACTGTGAGAGTTGCAAAAGGTGACTGGCATGGATCGGAATATAATTTTCATAATATCGAAGCAATTATTAATGCGCTAAAGATTTATAAGGAGGAACTGAGCAATGAACAACAGGCGTAAGTGGAGAAGGCAGCGAACGCTTGACAAAGCAGTAGGAGAGAGCCGCAGGGAATGGCTTCGAGTCCTCAGAACGGACGAATGGCAGGATGAAATCATAGTTGATTCATTCGCCGGCGGCGTGGGGCCAGTACTGGAATTGAAAAGGCAACTGGTCGCAGTGTAGATGTTGCAATAAACCATGATCCGGCAGCTATTGCAATGCATGAAGTTAATCATCCAGATACACTGCATTATCTTGAGGATGTGTGGCAAGTCGATCCTCGGACAGTATATCCCGGTCGTAGAATCGGATTGTTGTGGCTATCTCCGGACTGTACGCATCACAGCAAAGCTAGAGGCGGTAAGCCTCGGGCAAAGAACATTCGCGGTCTTGCATGGGTTGGGTTACGCTGGGCGGCAACTCGTAGGCCACGAGTGATTATGCTAGAGAACGTAGAGGAATTTGTTACATGGGGTCCACTGGACAAAGATGGACAACCGATTGCTAAACAAAAAGGCAGAATCTTCAGAACTTTCGTAAATGCGCTTAAACGGCAGGGGTACGAAGTCGAATGGCGCGAGATGCGAGCATGTGATTACGGAGCTCCAACGATTCGCAAACGGTTTTTTCTTATCGCTCGCTGTGATGGACAAGCTATCGTGTGGCCTGACCCTACTCATGGAGATCCAAAGTTACCAGCAACGGCGAAACTTAACCGTAAACCGTGGCGAACAGCTTCTGAGTGCATCGACTGGAGCATTCCGGTCCCTAGCATATTCGGGCGAAAGAAGGAACTCGCTGACAATACGAAGCGCCGGATAGCCCGGGGGATGATGAAATTTGTCATCAACAATCCTAATCCGTTTATCGTCAAGGTGAACCACGGCGGTGATGATTTCCGAGGTCAGGAGCTCATCGATCCACTGCAGACAATCACTGGGGAGAATGGTTACGGACTTGTTGTCCCGTATCTTGCGAAACATTACGGCGGGAATTATACCGGCGCTGGATCGGAGATGGATGAACCAGTCCATACAGTGACTACAACAGATCATAATGCACTCGTTACCGCGTTTCTCACCCAGTACCATACGGAGACAACGGAAACTGGAGTTCGCGGGCAATCACTTAATGATCCATTGCTGACTCAAGACACGAGCAACCGTTACGGGCTTGTGGCGGCAAACCTGATAAAATTCCGCGGAAAGAATACTGGACAGCGATTAGACGAGCCTCTGCACACTGTAACAGCCGGCGGCAATCATCACGGACTTGTATATGCGTTTCTCACCGCGTACTACGGAGCGAGCATCGGACAGGACCTTGATAGTCCACTCGGAACGGTTACTACGCACGATCGCTTTAGACTCGTGCTTGTAAAGGTAGATGGTGTACTATACGAAATCGTCGATATCGGAATGCGCATGCTGGAGCCGCACGAATTGTACGCCGCTCAAGGATTTCCGAGCAACTACATCATCAAAGGCTATAACGTAAATGGCAAGCCAGTAACGAAATCCGACCAGGTAGCACGCTGCGGAAACTCCGTACCACCACAATTCGCTGAAGCGCTTGTGAGGGAAAATCTACCTGAGCACTGTACAGGCAGCGGTAAGAGATTGGCATATGAGCGATATAAAGAGACTGTCGGGCAACTGCAGTTATCGATGTAGAAAGGTACGTGATCATACGTGATTCGATCTGAGACTGTGAAGCAAATAAGCAACATACTCGATAAGACATGCGCAAACTGCGAAATCAGAAAGCAAAGGGAGAAAGAATACGGTTCGCAGGGGCGTTACTCAACAGCAGATTCATATTGCCTCCATGAATGCCATGTCGGTCAGGAACTGAAGAATCTCGGGAACCAGCTAGGCAAGGGAGCTAGGAAGGATATAACAAATCCACGTAGAGAGCGTCGGGCTATTGTACTGGAGGAGGTTGTCGGATGATCTGGGATAAATACGAATGTGAAGGATGCAAACGCCGTTTTGCGATCGAACAGCCGGAGGGTGACGAAATCGAGGAACCGATCTGCCCGAGCTGCGGAGGAACGTATTCGAAACATTTGGGGGAAGTAGACGAACCCGATGGTAAGCAATTGGAATTACCTTTATAGCAGCCGAATCCACCGGGATGCAATTAACATTATGGTAGGAGGGACAAGCAATGCGTAAATTTACGAAGCGCCTCACAAAGAAATATTGCAAGCGCGTAGCAGATGGATTATGGGACGACACGATAACGCCGTTCTATGCGCGGAAGGTTCAAATGATATGCCAGCATTACTTTGATCACAAGTATCTAACGGTATTTCGACCATGGTATTGGGAACAAGATTGGAAGACTCTGAACCTCGTAGAAGAACACGAAAAGCACTTCAAAGCTATGTCAGCTGAGTTACAAAAGAAAACCGGAATACACTTGGGGATGCTCAATTCGTATCTAAAAGATATTCCAAAGCGCCGACGCGGCAAACGTAAACCGAGGAACAAGAAGGAACAGTCGATTCGTAAGCTTCGCAATCCACAAGGATATAAAATCCATGTTCGCGAAGTGGGTGGAAAACATGTATGGCATGACATAATCGCCGAGTTAGCATTCAGCCATAAGGGATATGACTTCTTTATTTGCCACTATAACGGGTTATGGACGGTCTCTGATGTTACAGCTGGCAGGCGCATATATGCTTCACATAGCTATAAATTAGCCATCAAAACGGCGCGTGAGTATATCGAGGAAAACTTCGACAAATACGTGGAGCAGGTCAAAAAGCTAGCTTAACCACCCATGAGAGGAAGGATAGGCAATGACCAACCTTGAGAAAATGATCGAACTAACTGGTCACGAAGCGCCTAAGAAACAGGTAATGGAGTGGGCTTATGTGAATCGCATATGGTTGACGGATTTGGAGCATGAGAATCCGTTCGAGGTCATGAAAGCGTCAATTGCACACTGGATAAATAACAACAAATACAGCGGTTATGAAGTGGAAAACTGGACGAAGTTCTTAGACGCTGAATATGTCGAGTGAGAGGAAGGATAGAAAATGGATGATTTTGTGAAATTACCAAAACCATTTTTATATGAAGTGGATGGTAGTTATCAGTTTTTAATATGCACAGAGTTAAAGTTTATAGCCGCATCTCGGCAAACAGAACTGAAAGGTCAATTGTATAGCTACGAAAACGAAGAATTGGTAGATATGGGCGAGGCTGTAGTTGTTCTTGATGGCAAAGAAAATATTGTGCTACAGATTGATGAAAATGGAAACTACGTTGATTGAGGGAGAGGAAGGATAGAAGGATGAAAGGACTCATCATTAAACCAAAGTGGGCTGATCTCATTCTCTCAGGCAAAAAGACTTGGGAGATAAGAGGTTCAAACACTTCGACACGTGGGGAAATCGCACTAATCAAAAGTGGAACAGGGATGATATTTGGAACAGCTGTACTCACAAATAGTTTCCAAGTAACACCAGAAGCGTTCGAGCAAGGCAGAAGGAATCACAGAATACCGGATTCAATTCAAATCACTTATTCAAAACCTCATGTATGGGAAATGAGTGCGCCAAAGATATTTGATAAACCAATTCCCTACAATCACCCACAAGGCGCAGTAATATGGGTTAATCTGCCGTATGACATCTTAACCCATCAAGGATAGAAGGACATTATACGGATCGGGAAGGAGCGATAGCATGTCAAAGCAGGTCGTACTCCAACAATGTGACTTCTGCCGGAAGACAGCAAAGCGCGTTGAAACCATTGAGAAGCATGAGAAACATTGCGTCAGCAATCCGGACGGACGAAACTGCTTCTTGTGCAAACATCAAGAATATGGTCCGTGGGATTACGATCGTTGGGACGGTGGATATGACGTAAAAGACGCTCATTTCTGTACGTATCACGAAGTCTTATGCGATAAAAACATGGCTTTGAAATGCGCGGAGTTTGAAAGAGGTCAGCGCGGATTTTAACCCAACCAGCCCCAATAAAGCTAATAGGAGGATGATATAGATGCATAAAGAAGTGAATGCCGAACTGTTCGTGTTCCTTATGAACAATGAAACCGGACTATACGGAAAAGGCGATAAGGAAGTGATTGCGTATGTACACATCGACTTTTCTGATTTACGAGAGTTTATCGAAATCGTGGGAGAGTATTATTTTGCCGAAGGCGGGATGGAAGTCACGCTTCTATCTAGTACTGTCGCGGTTGATCTCAATGAAATCATAGAGAACGACGGACATTACTTGTCCGCTTACAAAAAGTGCTTCGATGAAGATGATTGGGAGCACTATGAAAAACGGATTGTAGAAATGGAGGTGGCTTAATCCCATGAATAATCAAAGGTTGATAGATGGGGACAAGTTGTTGAGGTGGATTGATTCGGAAAGAGAGAAATGGAATATGGCGCGGACATTCGGCAAAGAAGTCATATTTAATATCGAATTTGGTCGCTTCGACATCCCATCCAATCAAGGAGAAGCTACAAGGCTGCTAGCAGAGGCGAAGTCAATTTACTCCGCATGGAACTGGGACATGCTCGAGGCTGAGATGGAGAGCGGATACGATCAAGGGGCATTTCGAGATTTGGTCACAATGTACGTTAAAATGGTTGACCATATCGAAAGGCTTGAGATCGCTCTTCACACTCACAAGAGTTATGACAAAACTGTAAGTGAGTTGCACGATGAAAATACAAGGCTGCGGGATGCGTTGGAGAAGATCGTCACGCTAATTGATAGAGAGGCGTTTAGAACGGTTCAGAACGTTGCTATCGAAGCCCTCTCATCCCATACAGAGGATACAGGGATACAACTTCGTCCGGAAGTAAGATGGTTCGCGGAGCAGATGGAGAAAACACTTCGCGACAACGATCATAAGGGTGGTTGGAATGAAATGTCGCATTGGGAACTTGTCGGACGCTTGGAGGAAGAAGTTGCAGAATTAAAGAAATGGAAGGGCCGGAAAGCACGATAAATAATGTCATTCGTGAATCAACCGATGTTGCCAACTTCGCTATGATGATCGCTGACAACGCTCGGCGCATACCAGGCATTACGGATGGGGAGGGGAAAGCGTAATGATTATATTAACGGGCATGATGAACAATCCCGTTTTTGTATCTGCGGAACATGTAACATCGATCGTCGCAACAGAAGTAAGCAAGCCGACAGAAAATCCGTTTGAGGTTGGCGAAAAGCAAACCGTTACTATCGTGGTATGCGGTGAAGATGCGAATACAGTCAAGGAATCCCCTGAAGAAGTAGCCCGCAAGATACTAGAGTATAAACTGGCTATGGCGACTTACCCGGCAGCATTAACTGCAGGAGATGTTGGTAGCGCAAGATTTGAACGGAGTTACATCAACCGTCTCGCCGGTCTTGAGGAATAGACCATAGATAACGGGATAGAGCCGATCTATCCCTTCGTAAGAGACACATTATTATGCGAAGAAAGGAGAATTACTGTGCAGGCTGAAAAATTACTTGAAAAATTAGAACGTTACGAACAGCAAGCCTACGATGGTGGATTCGGAAGTGACTGGCTTGAGGAGATCGGAGAAGGTTTTAGGTTTTATGTTGCGGATTGTATCGATAACAAAAGAAGGATGTCCATAAGCGGCTTTGCTGCTTGGATTGATGAAATGGCTAAGAATAACGGTAAGTGAATATTAAGTTGAACAGTTCGACGAACATGTAAGCAACTCTTACAAGTTGACACAAACTATGCAATAAGAAAGGTTGATGAAAATGGAAAATATATTAGTCATTTGGGTTTCGTCTCAATTAATCGATACCGCTCAAATAGCGGTGAAAGCTGCACTTAAACGTGATTATAGTATTGATGAACGTGACTTGAAAGAAATTACAAACGGGTTTGAATTTCTATTCGACGACGAAACTGGTGGTCATGCCAAAATTGAGTTTATTCCCGAGGGAGCGAACTTGGGCATTAAACTAAGTGCTAATTACTCTTGGGAAGCTATATCACTATACGAAATGATTCAAGGGTGTTTTGACTGGGAAGACCAACACGAATGACACATTATGCGAAGGAGTGAAACAAATGTTTGATACTGTTGAATGCCCTTATTGTGAACATGAAAATGATATGTCTAATGCTTTGTGTGATGGATTATCAAGCGACAACACCCTTGATTGGACTTGCAGAGGTTGCGAAGAAGAATTTGAAGTGCATGTTGAGTTTGAGCCTTCTTATAGTGCCAGTAAAATTGTGTATGTTAATTGCGAGAAATGCGGAACTGAGACGAGAGATCCAGCAAAGAGGGGGTGCATATTTCCTTGGCCACAATTTATAGAGCAAAACATATTGTGCAGACCATGTTATCGTAAATCTCACCAAGAAGAATATGACAAACGATAATGCATAGTTCGAAGATCAAGATTGCGAAGGAGGATGTTGAACTTGAATATATACAAGATTGAAGAAAGTGGTAGTAGTTCTATGGGATTTACCACTTTCGAAAAGTACTTTCAGCATGAAGCGGATGCGAGAAAAGAGTTTGATCAGAAGATCAAAGAATATCGCAAAAGCAAAGAACTCGCTAAGAAAAGCGACCTTGTACGGTAAGAACCCGATTCAGATTAAGGAAAATCCTGAGTCGTTCGGGCGGAAAGTTTTTACGAGAAGCATGGGTAGCTGTTTGGGATCGATACGACATCCCAGAAGAAGGAACGGAGTGGGACATCGGTTCATTACGTCTCCAAATTCTCGTGATTGATGTTGCGTAATTCGACGATGAAACGAAGGAGTGAGAGCAATATGAAATGCGAAATCTGCGGTAAAACTGGACTAGAGGTATCATTTAATAACTCTACCGAACTATGCGACGGTTGCTATCACGAAACTGAGGGTGACGAAGAGCAAATGGAGCGCGAACAGCGCGAAGAGTGGTAACGAAGATAAAGCGAAGGAGGTATACCATGACCCAACCTAATGAGCAATTGATAGAAACGATAGCGGTAACGGTGTCGCGACTGCCTGAATCTGCAATTGAAAATTTAGAAAACCGACTCGATGAACTTAGTCACGAATACGACATGGAAAGCAGCGTGGGCTTAGAATATAAAGATATGCGCACATTTCAAGCTCTTGTAATTGGCTACCATGCGGCTTGGGATGAAATCGAGAGACTGCTGGAAGAGAATAAACGGATGAAGGATCTGCTACGTGATGAACAACAAGATCTAGCATCCCTACATTCAAAGTTCATGGAGATTTCTACGCAACTCCAACATACAAGGGAAGAACTGGAGGGAGAACGCGAATCCCATCAGTCCGACATTGAAGAAGCCCAACTACAGAGCCTTGCGGAGATCGGAAGGCTTTCGCGGGAACTACAACAGGTTAAGGCAGAACGGGACGCATACAGGCAAGAGATACTGTTCGGCAGTCGCACATCAGCCCATACAATCCTATCCCAATACAAGGGTGATGGTAAGAGGTGAAAGAAACGTATATCATCCACGTCGAAGCCGAGCGAATAGATTCAGATATTATGAAACAGATAATGAACATGTCACTATCTGTCGCAGCTGGAACGTACAAAGAGGTTACAGGTCATGATTGCAAATTAGTTTGGTCAAAAGTATAAAGTAAAACCCCCGATCCTAAGCTGGGGAGCCGGTCGGGGGAACGTATATTCCTACACACCAATTATAACATAAAAGGGTGTGGGGAGCGTGGGTACATTGCAAATGGAATTATATCCAAGCGCAACACAAGCAGATATAAAAATAGCGAAGGCGCTGCTATCCAGGTACAGAAAAAATAAAGCTATCGTTTCGGAATTTGAAAAGATTGGACCAGAAACGCTTGCTCATAACAAAGAGATCATTTACAATACAGCATTAAAGCACACAATTGATATCGAGCGAGCAGTTAGACTGATATTAGATCCTGAAATCCGTGAAATGATCGAGCACAAGTATATACTCGGTCAGCGGCATAAGTTGACGGTTCTTAAATACCGGGGAATGGACCAATCAACGGTAGGAAGAAAGCTGAATGAAGGCATTGAATCTGTCGCGGAAAGCATGAAACTTTTCGATTGCTAAAAGTGCACGTAAATTGCACATTTAATGCACTTATGTTGCGACTAAAATGCACGCTATATAAAGGTACAGTTGAATCAATAGAGGGAAACCTCAGGCGATTCCGCTGTGCCTTTTTGATTTTGCGGACGCGGCCATGCGGTGGGATATGGAAGATCCTTAGGCGCTAGTCGCCAAACGTGTGGAGATGCGGTGGGGTTTGAAGCCCCATGAAGGGCTTGTCCCTTCTTCTCTGTTCCGGCATGCCCGAAATGGAGAAGAGGCGATAAACCTCTATAAGAATGGCTTCCTTGTACGATATCTTGTGTCCAACAAATATCGGGGAGGCGAAATAAAGCGGCACAATGCCGGACTGAAGAGGCAGCTATCATGAGGCTGCCTCTTTTTAATTTCAATTTAAGGAGTTGGGTCCGTTGGCTCGAAGAAGAAGAACGAAGAAGGATGGCGGACTCAACTTGCTTCGCGATAGAAAGATGACTTTTCCAGAACAACCGCCAGCCAAATGCATCGGATGTCCATATGGTAGATGGCAAGATACTGTGCATTATTGTCCGTGGGTCAATTGTCTGAAGGAAAAAGCTTCTACTTGAGGTGAGTTCATGAGAGTGAGTCTAAACAAAGAAAACATGGTGACATTCTTTGCGGTAATCGTTTGTTGCGGAACTAGTCACATGCTCGTGAGGGATCAACTCTTGGAATTGGACGAATTCACCTGCGGCACATGCTAAGAACCGATAGCTTTTCGATCAGTAAACGGATTATGGTACACGCCGGGTAATCGATTATTTGAATAGGGGGAACATCTGATGTTTAAACGGATGAATAGCTGGCTAATGCGTAAATTAAGCCCTTTTTCTGGTCTAGCTCCGAGAAATCGGAAAGAGCGGAGGGATCGTCGTCATGCGAGATGATGGTCTTAACTTCTTTCGGGGGCTGATTTTTTGGATTAGGATTAAGCTTTGTGATCTACGGTTTAATTATATTAATTTGGCAGGTCATGTAAGCCGAAAATCACAAACCGCCCTTACGTAATGATCTCCGTCAATGACAACGCTAAAAGCATCGTATTTATTGATTTTATCGCCATAACCAAGCAGCCTTTTATTCATCCAGACTGTCACTGGTGACTGATTTTTCATGGCGAAGTCAAAATCGTCATCTGTGATTAAAGGAATTGCTAGGTCGTTCACATTAATTACCTCCTTCAATAGTTGTAGTACATCAGCCCCTTAACTGCATGTTTCGACATAATAGAGGTAAATCCTTCCTTTTGTCGAATTGTTGTGAGAGGGAGGGGGTGATAACATGAGTGATCGTTTGGAGATTGCTGGATTAATTGTTCAAGAGATCATTAAAGCAAAAGCAGCAGTAATCGTAAGTAATGTTAACGCGAACACACAGGGTAAGATGAGTTTAGTCAATGAACACTTAAGTGATGAAGCTATCGCAACCACGTATAAGAAAATTTTTGCTGCAGTAAACAATCCGAGTGATGATTAAGGATTAAGGTTTTTTTGAATATGTGAATCCAAGCTACTCCTAACCGGGTGGCTTTTCCTTTGCCGAAAATGATAGTGAGGTGGTGGGGATGAAGTTCGTTCAGCCGATCAGGGACCCGAGGAAGGTCGAGGCGATAAAGGATTTCTTGCTGTTACGTAATGAACGGGATTTCGTAATGTTTGTGCTGGGGATTAATACTGGGCTTAGGATATCAGATATACTTCCTCTTCGCGTCATTGATGTTAAAGGAATTTATATAGATATTTACGAAGAAAAGACAGGGAAACATCAATTGATTAAGATTAATGCAATCCTTCGTAAGGTTCTTGACGCTTATATCAAAGGAAAACCTGATTATGAATATTTATTCAAGTCGAGGAATAAGAAACACAAAACCGGGAAAATCAACGAACCTATCAGTTCGAGCATGGCGTATAAGATATTAAGTGGAGCTGCTAAGCACTTCGGGTTAACGAGTATCGGAACGCATTCCATGAGGAAAACGTTCGGATACTTTTTTCATATGAGGGAGAAGGATATAACGTTACTAATGGACCACTTCAATCACGATGAAGAATCCATCACTTTACGCTATATCGGCATTAAACAGGACACCTTGGACGAAGCAATTGACCGTCATGGGCTATGATTGATTATCTATAATCGGGTTCATAGAGAATTCATTTTAAGGTGAATAGTTAAAAGCTTAGAACGGACAATGAAAAGTGAAGTTTTATGAATTCCATACAATATGTAATAAGAATAATCCTAGTGCCAGTTTTTAGGAGAAAGCCGGGATATTTATAGCAGAGAGTTGTTGATCAACTGGAAGAGATTTCGGCGGCGCTCGTGTGCAAACGTGAAAACAGACTCAATTCAGTCGGAGGTGGGGTTGGTGATCTGATGTCTAGAGAGCAAAGTCCTGTTCAAAAAAAGGCATTTAAGCTGTGGTGTGAACTTGGTAGACCGCGAAGTTCAGAGGCGATTGCCGAAGCGCTTGAGGTCAAACCTGAACTAATTAGAAAGTGGAAGAATTATTACAAGTGGAAGAATGAGCCTGATCCGAGGCCGGGTGCGCCAAAAGGAAATAAGAACGCTAAGGGGAATAAAGGTGGCAAGGGCGCTCCGATAGGCAATGATCGTGCTGTTACAAGCGGACTCTTCCGCAAAATACTTCCTGACGATGAGGAAACACGGGAAATCTTCGATGCGACCGAGGAGATGTCGCCGTTGGATATGCTTTGGTATAAGATTCGAGTCGCGTGGACTAACTTCATGCGTTCACAGAAGATTCAGTACGTTAAGGATAAAGACGACGTTACAAAGGTTCTCAAGAAGCATTCTCCAGGCGAATGGGGAGACGGTGTTGAGTGGGAATATCAACACGCACATGATAAACAAGGGGCAGCACTTACTCAGCAAGCGGCTGCCATGACAGCTTTTACTCGAGCGCTTAAGCAATATGGCGAAATGTTACGAGAGTTGCCACCTGAGGATGTCAAAAAAGAACAGCGTCAGCGCTTCGAGTTACTTAAGGCTCAGGTTGAGAAGACGAAGAACGAAGCCAAGACAGCTGGTAAGGGTAATGACAAAACACCTCTTCACATCACCATTGATTACGGGGATGACGAATCATGAGCGCAGTCGTAAAGGTCCAGTTTAATCGTCATTTTCAATGGGTCAATCGATCTGTTCATCGTTACCGTGCATTGAGGGGCAGCGCGGGTTCCGGCAAGTCCGTCAATATCGCTCAGGACTATATCTTAAAACTCGGTGATCCAAAGTACGCGGGTGCTAACCTATTATGTGTTCGTAAGGTCAACGAAACAAACCGCAACAGCACATTCGCGGAGTTGACCGGGGCAATCAATCGAATATACGGTGTTAGAGCAGACGATTATTGGGACGTTATTCGTTCACCGTTAACAATACGCAGCAAGGTAACTGGAAATGAAATCATCTTCCGTGGAATGAATGATGTCAGGGATCGTGAAAAGGTTAAATCAATCACCTTCACACACGGAAAACTGACATGGATATGGGTAGAGGAAGCAACGGAACTGCAGGAATCGGACGTCGATATCCTTGATGACCGGCTGCGGGGAATACTTTTGAATCCTAATCTTTACTATCAGATCACATTCACCTTTAACCCGGTCGCGGCAACGCACTGGATTAAGCGGAAGTATTTCGATTATGTAAGCCCGGACATCCTCACTCATCATTCAACGTACCTTCAAAACCGTTTCATAGACCCTGCATACCACAAACGGATGATGATGCGGAAAGAGCAGGATCCAGAAGGTTACGAGATATATGGTCTTGGGAACTGGGGTGAGCTCGGCGGCCTAATCCTCAAGAACTTCGTTATTCACGACTTTGATACTTCATTCGAGATGTTCGACAGCATGCACCACGCACAGGATTTCGGGTTCAATCATGCTAACTGTATTCTCACCGTCGGCGTTAAAGATGGTGAGTTTTATTTATGTGATGAGATATATGTTCATGAAATGGCGACCGATGCGATTATTGAGATTGCAGACCGCAAGGGATTGAGCAAATACCTATCTATGTACTGCGACTCGGCAGAGCCGGACAGAATCACGATGTGGAATAACGCAGGATACCACGCAACGGCGGTTGTCAAAGAACCTGGCAGCGTACAAGCACAGATTGATTATCTCAAGCAACGGAAAATCCACATTCATCCGGATTGTGTGAACACGATCAAAGAGATTCAGCAATGGTCGTGGAAGAAAGACAAGAAGACGGGGTTGTATCTGGATAGCCCTGTTGAGGTGTTCGATGATGCCATGGCAGCCCTCAGGTACTCCGCTGAGCCGTTGAGAAGGCCGGAGATGGTATACAGCAATCAACGTCCTTCGGGATGGTAAGAAAGGAGAGATCAGGTTGACGATCGTTTATACCAAAAAGAAGTTCCCACCGCCGCCTTTCGATCAAGAAGTCGCGGACATGCTCTATTATCGATTGCTTTACGAGGGTGAGCACGCTGAAATATTCCCCCGGGCTAAGTTGCTCGGCAGTACAAAACGCTTTCGAATGAAGAGAGTAGGCGTAAGGTCGTGGAAGCAGATCGAGGAAGCGGTCGCATCTAATGATCAGTACGTTGTGGCAAACTTCGCGGGATTGATTGCAGAGATTCCGGCAGACTTGCTCAATAGGGCGATTGGGAATATATCTGCTGATACAGAGGAAGGGCCGGAGCTTGAATTTGTATCAAATGTTGTGACAGCTTCCAAACCAGGCGAGAAGATGTGGGCCACGGTCACGCAGCATCAAGTGGACGGGCTTGTCGCATATCGTGTTCGCCGGGATTCCAAAGGCAAAGTGTGGTTCGAGTGGATATTGGGAAATCAATACTTTCCACACGATGACGGAAACGGCGCTGACATCTCTTGGATCGAGGAGTGGGGAGACGAGAACAAGAAGGACAAGTTTCTTCGTGTTGAACGGCAGCGTCTAACGGATACAGGTTTAATAGTTGAACAATTGGTGTTCAAGATGGAAGGCGACACCGTCAGCGATCTGATCGAAACGGCGGCGTATGCTGCGGCTCACGAGCTTGATATTCCAGAAGATGTTGAATTGTCCGGTGTTACCGAACTCCTGTGCGACTATGTCACCAATGATGAGACGTTGCTTAAACCTCGCGGTCGGTCGGCGCTTCGGAACATCGGCGAGATACAAGAAGAGATCAACTGGACGATCACTCGCGACTCCATCGTGTTCGAGAAACATGGAAAGCCGAAAATGGCTATACCGCGTGGGCTATGGGACACCATCGCCAACGATAACAAGCGAGACTACGGAGGGCGTTTCGTTCGCAACGCTGATCTCGAAGTCGTTTCCTATGACGAGAACAAAGGCGCTGTGCCAATGTACATCGTTTGGGACGCTAAGACCGATCAGTCCTTCAAGCATGTCGAGCGGTTGATTAAATACATGCTGGCCGTGTCCAAGACATCTCCTCAAGCTGCTGGTTTGGAGCAAGGGACAGGCGCTAAAGCTGCGGTTGCTATGCTATATGAATGGATTACTTCAGTCATTAAAGCCGAGGCCATTCAATCGAAGTTTGATGCGGCTTTGAAGGATGCCATTCGAAAATGCATGATACTAGAAAATTCTCTCGGCTCCACACAACTGGAAGTGAAATCCCCCGTAATCGAATGGGGCGATATGTTGCCGAAAGCAGATAGCGAGAAGGCGGCGGAAGAAATCGCTAAGTACGAGGCCGGTGCTCAATCCCTTGAAACAACCGTTCGCAAGATTCATCCAGACTGGTCGGAAGAAGCCATCTTAGAAGAAATCAAGAAAATACAAGTGGGCAAGGCGATCGATTCCTTTGATCCTCAATACCGACAGCCGCCTAAGGTGACGGTGTGATATGGCTATAGCGGAGCAATTAATTGCGCTTTATGTAGCCGCTGACGAACGCCTCCGCACTCTGATTCAGTCCCTTGAAGATGGTAGCATCAGCCGCCGACGGAAGGAAGAACTTCTTCGTCAGATTGATAAGATTGTCTCCGAACTCACCGGACAAGTTGGTCAGAGCATGGCGGGTATCATTGGCGATGAGTACCGAGCTGGGGCCGCTGCCGCTGTGAATCAGATGGTTAAGGTTGGAGTTGCAGTAGAGCAGATTAATCAGACGCTAAAGCCACTCATACACCAACGAGCAGTGCAGGCGATCATGGACGAGGCTTTCTATTCCATCCTCGAAGCGTCAGAACATATGAGCGCCGACGCGAAGAAGCGAATCGAGCAGGTAGTGAGGACAGCGAACGAACGCTCACTTCTTGAGGGAGTTAGCAAGCGCCAAGCGACAAAGGAAGCCGTAGCCGATTTGAACAACAAGGGCATAACTGGCATGATCGCCAAGAACGGAGCACAGATACCGGCAGACAAATACATGGCCGGCGTTGTTCACTTCCATTTGCGAAAAGCGCATGTGACCGGCAGCAAGAACATGGGCATTCAAAATGGATATGACCTGGTTTACGTGAATGAAGTTGGTATCACTTGTGAATACTGTGCGGTCTATCAGGGGCGGGTG